CCTCCTGTCAATCCACTTTCACCAGATTTCAGCATTCTTTCCATCGCGTCGGCCAGCTTATCGATCGCCTCAGCCTGCGTCAAAGTTTTCTTTTCGGCCTTGTCACCTTCTTTTTTGATGTTGCTTAATGAAACGCCATAGTTCTTTGTAGAGAAAGCAGCAATGGATGTTTGATCATCCATACCTGCTGCTCCGGCGATTAATTTTCTTTGGGCAGCATTCAATTTTTCGCCTTCGACACCCGCCTTGCGCATTTCCCGGCGAAGGATCTCCATTTTTTCTTCAGGGGATTGTGCCTGAAGAATTTCCATCGCATCGATGTTTGTACCGAATGCTTCATTCAGTTTTGATACGTTGTCGGCGGCATCGTCGAACGTTCCAAAAGCGTCCATCGTTCCTGTAATCTTGTCAAGCTTCAGACCAAGCTTTTCAGCATATGTGACAGCAACTGCTAACTGCTTTTCTGATACGTTACCAAAGTTCTTGAAGTCCTGAGCAGCCTTACCCATCTCTTTCGAGATAATCTTGGCGTCTAAACCAAATGCCTTGCCCATTTGATCAGCCTGTTTGGTGACGTTGGTAAGCATCTTCGTTATAGGCTGACCCGTGGACTTTGCCCTCGCCGCGAAGGACTCCATATTCTCAGCTGTCAGACCCAGCCCCTTTTGAAGAGCTAAAGCTGCACCGCCCGTTTGCTGTATTTCTTTTGCAAAACCACGTAGGTTAGAGCCGCTCTGAGCATAAAGCTCAGTTAACATCTTCAAACGATCGGCCTGGTTACCGAAAACACGAAGAGCGCTGGTTCCAGCAATGTGCATATGCCCCATTGCTTTCGCTGTTCCCATGATTGCTGAATTGGTAGGACCCGACAAGGCACCAAATTCTTTTCTCATGCCATTTATGGCTTCGGCGAGCTCACTAATTCCTCCTCCACCTTGATCGGCCATGTTGATTAAGCCATCAAAGATTTTAAAAGGAATAGAAAGCAGAGTTGTGCCAATCTTAAAGAGTGATTTAGTTAAAGTTGAAATAAATCCAAAAATGCCTTTACCTAGGCCCATTAGATTTCTAAAACCCTGAACCAAACCGCTTAAAGCACCACCAGCTGCACCGGCTGCAATGGGAAATTTATTTTTTAGAAAGTCCTTAATTCCGTTAAACTCGTTCTTCGTAACGCTTTGTACTTGTTTTCCAGCTTTTTTTGTGCTATCTGAAAACCTGTTGATAGATTTAGGATCTATTCCTTGGATGTTCTGATTTAAGCTTTTGACGCTTTCAGTCATCTGAACAATAATAGTCTGCGTTGATCCAGCCTGTGTTCCAAGGGCTGCTAATTTAGAAGGGTCAATGGCGCCAATGTTATCTGAAATACATTTAAGCGCGTCGCATATTTTCGTTAAATTATCGACAGTTTGTTGTCCAGCAAAAGCCTGCATCGACGCAGTCATTTTTGAAAGAACATCAGCTTGCGTTATAAAAGATCTTTCAATGGATGGCGCAAAACGAGCCATCTTTTCCATGGCATCTGCCATCTGCTGTGCGGCTTTAGATTGCTCTGCAGAATAACCAGATCCTTTTACGCTGGATTGTTTTTTAGCCATGGAACACTTCCTGCCTTATATCACAGTGGCCAAGGAATACCTAACGTTCTTTCGAATTGAGACGCCGACATGTGCTTGATTCCAAGCTTTTGTACGACAGATTCGACAGACGCTCCTGGTTTCTCAAGTTCTTCTTGAAATCTTTTTGACGACGACAGCGCGGCGGCCACAGCTTCGATTTGTTCCTTAGATCCTCGGATTTTTGTATTGACAGCTTTTCCTACAAGCCAAGCCGCAACAGTTCCAAAAAATATCTTACCAAGAAGGTTAAGCTTAAGTTCGTTCAATGGCTGCTTATCATTCACAGGATCCTCTTATGAAAATAAAAAATTTACCATACCTAAATATAGGTCGGTAAATTTAAAACCCCAATCAAGTGAAACGTCGTAATCTGGATGGCATTTGTTCACGAGCTTTACCTTGCAAAGCTCGTGCATCCGGCGGATTTTGATGAAGAGCACGTGACTGGGTGGCGCCTTCATCACTCGTCCTGTTCAATTCTTTGACTATTCTGTCAATAAACCATCGCTTATAGGAAACAGGAAGATTATAAGTTTCTTTGTACAGGAACCCGCCATAATACATCAATAAAAAGGCGGGTTCCAGTATCAGCATCTCTTTATCTTGCGGCTGAAGGCCAAAGAAAGTTGACACCAAGCGGCATGCTCACCTCCTCTGAATGACCGCATGAGGGGCAAGAAGTCTCTTGCTTCATAAGAACGCCAGGTTCATTGTCTCTTATGTAATTACGCAAAGCCAAAGAATCACGGGCTGGCATATGCTTAATGAAGTTAACAATCTTCGCACGATCTTCAATCCCATCAATTGAAACGATTGAATGCATTAGGTTCGTAGTTACGTTTGACTCTCCTCCTAAACCTAATTTCTTTTGCTTTTCGTTCATCAGCATGATCTCTTCTTCATCTCGACCTGTCAAGAAACGGAACTTGACAGTTTTCTTGCTGTAAGGCAGCAGAAATTGAAAAAGGTTTGCTCCGGGAGCCACTGGTTCAAGCTCAAGCCTTTTAATCGGTAACTCACCTAAATTAAAAGCATGGGGTGACTTAACACTGCATTCTGCACATTCGATCTCCGCTTTGTACTCGGGACCGTATCCTGTAATACGAATGGCGACCATCAACGCATTTCTATCACCACCGAGCAATTCATTTGGATTGACTGACTTATCAGCCAAACACGACTTGATCAGCTCCGTGATGACTGTTCCCTTCTTCAACAGCGCACGACTTGTCAGAATATCCTCTTCACGGGCAGTCATCGGCCTGATCTCAACAGCATCAAGGTTGTGAAGAGAAGAACCAGGAGGATAGACCTTGCCTGACGACGGCAGAGGTACAAGCTCCATTGGAATGTCTAGACCAAACTCAGCCTTCACCTTGTCTACCGCCGTGACCATTGGCATTCTTGGATCTACACCAGCGGGTAAGTTTCCACCAGCCGCTGAAAACACTGCATTACGTTGTTCACGATCATCTGTACTCATTTATTTTTCCTCAGTTTACAAGACGCTAATGTATAGTAACCATCTATACGAACACGTAAATACAACATTCGACAAATTATGGATCAAAAATTGGTTGGCATAGCTTGATGTGCAGAATCATGACACGCATCGCACAGAACAACACCAGGAATATTCTTGGAAATATGGTAATCGGTTACCCACTCGGCGATTAGAGACTTTTTCTCGAAGTCATCTCCGGATTCTTCGAGTTGGGCGGTCGCCTTATGGAGGATGGTTACGAATCTAACTTGGATGTTTCATAACCGCTACATGTTGGGCAGTTAAATGTCGAAAGGTCCATGATTGATATACCATGAACCTCTTGACTTGTATATCTGACAGTTGTTCAAAATTGCAAAACACAGTTATCGAAACGGAGTGTCATGCTGATTTCCATTGGACCGCCGTCTTCGTAGGTGACCTCGCCGAAGTTTGCTTCGGTGATGAATGCGCCCTTGATGTCCCAGAGTTCGACGACCGTACCGACGGGGTCGAGCATCTTGAGTTGGATGTCGCGCTTGTAGAAGTCGGCGTAGCCTGCGCGGCCGGAGACCGATTCGAAGTGGGTGCGGACCCATTCCATGACCTGCTGTGCGCCTGATGGTGCGATTGGATCGTGGAGTGTTACTGCGATCGTACCGAAGGTTGTCTTACCTGCGAGGTAGCGACGTGAGTTGATGAAGGGTACTTCAACTTCTTCTGTCGTGATGGTAGGACGTGCTGAGGTCTTGATGATGTAGGCATCGATGCCTTCGATCATGAGGACCCAACGGTTCTTACGCTTCGGTTCAAACTTATTAGGGATCATCGATGTGACGTCAAGTGTCTCTGCGGCCATGGTGTTGTTCTCCTGTTATCCTTTGTAAATATTCAGTCTGTCTAAAATCTTGTGGGAATTTAACCTTTTAGGCTCCGCATCCCCGACGGTTTCCCGGCAAACCCTTATTGGTTCCGTTGTTCTTCGTCTGCATTTATATATTCTTCACAATTTAGGAGGAGGTTATCTGAACATATTTTTGAAGAATTATTCAGATAACCTCCTGATCATCCTCATGTTACCTGCTGGAGGTTGTTCGCCACAACGAAGTCGAGTGAGACGAACTCGATGCTCTTCGTTGGTTGGACATAGATCTTTCCACGAACGGTGTTGTTCTCCACGTCTGTCTGCGTCGTTGTCGAGGAGTCGATGATGACCCTGAATCTCTCGAGGCCGGCGAGGGCCTGGATCCTCTGTAGACGTGGTGTGACAGCCGCGGAGAATCTTGCGAGTGTGGCCTCACGGTTGGGCTCGAAGAGGATCGTCTGGGCGATGTCACGGACCTGACGTCTGATCTCGATGAGGAGACGACGTACGTTGACACGGTCGAGGGCCGAAGCTGCGAGTTGAAGCGTCTTTTGACCCCAAACCACGAGTCCTGATGCTGGGTTTGTTCCGCTCTTGGGTGATCCTACGAAGGCGATCAGTGGATTGATCCTCTCGTTGTAGAGGGTATCCAAATCTTCATCCTTCAACTTAACACGTGCCTCGAGGGCGAGCTGCGGAAGAGCGCCACGTGTGAAGCCTGCAGGTGCGAACCACGGATGTCCCACAGCATCATTGAGAGCCAAGGCACCAAGGACGAGGACCGATGGTGGAACAAAGACATTGTTACCATCAGGCGCCGAGTATAGAACGTCTGGGAAGTAAGCAGCCGCGAAGGACGAATCGATGTTTCTGTCACGGAAACTTGTAACAGTGTTCGACACGGAGGTGATGTCACCGTCGACAAGAACCTCGTTAACGATCTCTGTTCCTTCTTCCTTGTACTGTTCGATGTCCATCAGATAGAGGGCATCAAAACGTTCCTGTGTGGCCACGGTGGCATAATCTGTTATGATTGGATGTCTGAGGCCTGGGATGGCGAGGAGCTGGATATCTAGGTTGGTCGTGTTCTTCATGATGTCAATGGCTTTTTGATAGACCTTGACGTTTGGTCCGTCATTGAGACCACGCTCGTTGCCATAGTACATGTCTTCAGACACGGCCCTGTTCGTCATGTTGAACTCATCTTCATCGAACAGGTTAACACCGTTGAAACCTCCCTGTAGGAAGAAAGTAAACTTGGCATAAACCCTGTTCGCTGTCTCACGAAGATCTTTCACGGACAAAGCACGTGTTCCTGCGTCGGCGTCGGGGATATTACCTTGTCTTACGTACACAGCACTTGCCCACTTGAGAGGATCTGCTGTCGCGCTGGCTCCTGAACCCGTCACAACCTGAACATGCTCAAGGCTGAAAAGGTTGTTGCAGAACCTATCAGCATCGAGGATACCGTTATCAGCTGTGTCAGGAACTCCTGTGTTATCACCGACAACGAATGGCATATCGACAGTTGCGAAGTCTGGAAAATACTTAGCAAAGCTCTTGAGCGATGCATTTGGAAGGACAGAAGCGTTTGGCTTTGTGATAAGCTCGACGTGCTCGAACTGAGTTCCCCAGTAGAACTTTGAGTTGACAGCTTCTGTCTGACTGTTGACAACACCATCAGTAACCTTCCTACGCATTGGTAGAGGTGGTGTCTTTAGTTGACGAAGAGCGCTGGTATCAGAAAGCGCAGGGTTGGAAACTACTGGGAAGATTGAACCTGATGTCACAAGGTGATCGATTCCTCTAAAGCCCATTGGAAGAGCCGTAGGATCAACGAAACCGTTCTCTATATCAGGATGTACTTCGACTCTAATGTAGTTTGACTTGTTAGGATAGCTTCCTTCGATGACGAGTTTTTGCTCTTCAACATCACGATCAAAATCGAAGTACGCGTTGACATCACCCACGACCTTTGCGATATAACGGTTCGACGTTGGATTCAAATCAACCGTAAAGGATTCACCTGTCGCCATTAACGACTGAAGATTGTCTCTGTCACTCCACTTTCTAACCTTGATCGTAAAGCTTCCGTATTTGTTTGCAGGGTCAGCTGAAGGTGTGATGTTCTCAACAGAAATCTTGTACAATGATGAGATATCTTGACCCGCATCAAGCGCGTGAAGCCTGAAGAGATTTACAGGCTTGCCACCAAACTTTTGTGAGATTACCCAAGGTGATTTAGCGTAACGGAATCTGTCTTCAAAATTCTCATAATTTGGAATTGTTGCAGTACCATCGTCACGGTCGACAGAAGATGTGAGCAAGAATGCCGATTGCTCAAGCCCAGCTTTGCCGTAAGGGGCGCCGCCGGCATCGGCACCATATGCTCCAGCTAGCATGCCTGAACCTGTCAAGGCTGCCTGAGATGGATGAACATCCCAGTTGGCGTAAAGAAAGTGCCCTTTTTGCTGGATCATGAATGGATCCTTGTTGAAAACACTCGCGAAGTAATTGTTTGATGTTACGTCGAACGATGCTGTCAAAACGTTTGGATTATTTGCATCTAATCCCTTGTGACCATTCAGCAACATCACGAACTCTTGCTTTGGCGTTGTTCCATCCTTTAGTGCAACCGATCCCAAGAAGGATCCCTTAAGCGTTGCGGCGTTTGGATCACCTACATCCGTTGAAGCAGGTTTATCACTGTTAACACCTGCCAGTGATGATGATAGCGTCAACAACACACCACTTGGTGCCATAAGCACGCCACGGACGATTGGCAAAGCCTTTTTACCAGACTGTATGCTTGCGTCGCTAAAGAATGTGGATCCAGCAGATTCGGACATGAAACAACCAAGGAAGTATGTTCTGCCAAGATCACCGTTGTAAACAGTTGGTGCAACAGCATCAATGCCACCTGAAAAATCGGTTACAACTAATGAATTATCAATTGTAGGTAGATCATACTCAACATGTGCAGTATTTCCTGCCGTTCCTGCCGTTCCTTGAGTTACCGTGATAACATTCGACATAACAGAAGCAGATGCGTCCCACACTTGTCCACCGCCAAGTAGCATCAATTGTGCAGGCAGGTATATGTTGATCGCGTCTGCGATTTGTTGTGCAAACGCGGCGGCCGTGGCGCCACCATTTGTTCCAACAAAAACTCTATACACACCATTTGAACCACCTGCGCCTGACACGAGCTCGGCAAAACCATGAGGAGTTTGACCAAGACCGCCTGTTGGATCGATTAGTATTCTTAACGCGTTGTTAAAAGAATCAACAAGTTCAAATCCACGACTTTCATCGCCACCTGGTGCGACGCCAGCATTTTCATTTATATCATCCGTCGTAATCGTTGCTGTCGCTGCAGCAGCAAGAATACCACCAAATGAATATGATTGGTTAGCATATGGATTGTAGTCAAGCTTGCCAACTGAATCATTTGGTAATTCCTCACCGACGACGAACCCAGCATTTGTAACTGAGCCAGGAACATCGCCGTCTGGGCTTTGACGCTCGAGGCCGTCACCTATTCCTAGAACCCTAAGGTATGTGACTGCTCTTGCGTTTCGAAGCCACTCAAGCACGGCCATAGGACCAAAATGCTTGCTGTCGACTGTTCCAAACTTAGCCTCAAAGTCAGACAAACGACCCAATGTAATTGGAACGAATGCTGGTCCTTGTTTAGACGTACCTACCACACCAGCAGGAATACCTGTTGGTACGAAAGGCGACGGTCCTGAGATGTCTATCTCGTTAGCTGTTACTCCTGCTGCTCCTAATTTTAGCTGTGCCATCTATGACTCCCGATCTACATGCTAACTATTCTGTTACTTTCAAATTTCTCA